ACATTGCGATTGTGCGTGATTCAGACACGATGAGGTATTTTATAAACGGAGTATCGCAGGGTACAAGTGCTTTGTCAACTTCTTATTCAATTCCAAATAATAGTTATGAGTTAAGGATAGGTAATTTAGACTTTTCTTCGTGGAGTGATGATTGGGGTGGTAATTTAGATGAACTTAGAATTAGTAATACAGCTAGATGGACTTCTGGATTTACAGTACCAACAGAACGCTATATAAGTGATTCAAACACAAAACTACTCATACATGGAAATGAAGCTTACACAGGTGCATTAACAGACGAGGCAACGCAGAGTTGCTATGACTTCGATGGTAGTGGAGATTATTTAACTGTACCAGACAGCAGTGAGTGGCGACTTGGTGGAGGCACTGGGGACTTCACTATAGACTTTTGGATAAACTTTAATGTCAACACAGGAAATCAAAAGTTCTTAGCACAATCAGTAGATGGGGACAACCAATGGAGGTTTTGCACAGGTGGGTCAGGGATAAGCGATGGGATACAGTTTTTCGTTGTTGATGGGGCTGTTACTCAACACTGGCTACAATATGCTTGGTCGTTCTCTACTGGAGTATGGTATCATGTGGCATTGGTTAGGGAGAGTAATGTATTTGATATTTATATAGATGGAACAAGTGTTGCAAATACAACAGACACATCAGGTATTCCAGACCTTGCTAAAGAGTTATCAATAGGAGAGGCTCTGGCTACAGGTTATTTAAATGCCAAGATGTGTGAAATAAGAATTTCAAACACAGCTAGATGGTCTTCTAATTTCACACCAGAAACAGAACGCTATACAAGCGATTCTAATACAAAATTACTTATACATGGAGACGAAACTAAAACAGGAACAACAGGGTCAGGAGCAACCTTCACCGACTCAGGAAATACAGGTCACACAGTTACAGAAAATGGCAATGCAATAGCTGAGAATGGTGGTACATTTACAGATAGCGGAGGAACTGGTCATACAGTTACAGAAAATGGTAATGCAGTAAGAGACACAGATGTATATTCTCAGGTAAGTGGTAGTCGTACATTTATAATAGCAACACATGATGGTTCAGAAGCTACAGATGGGGATTATAAAGTTGTTTCGTTTACATCATCTGGAACATTCACAATAACACAGCTAGATTCTGACGGACTAGGAGTTGATATATTTGTACTTGCTGGTGGTGGAGGTGGGGGTGAAATTGCAGGATCAGGTGGTGGTGGTGGCGGTGGGTTTTTAACAGGAGATGACATTCAAACATTAACCGCAACTTCGTACACAGTAACAGTGGGTGGAGGTGGTGCAGGTGGAACAGGTACAAGCCAAAATCCAGGTTCTGTTGGTAATGATTCTGTGTTTAGTGGTGCAACCGCAGATGGAGGTGGTGGTGGAAGTTCCCGAGCTACCATTGGAACTGCAGGTGGGTCAGGTTCTGGTGAAGGGTCAGGAGGGCACGGCCCGACAGCTGCAACACAAGGAAACAGTGGTGGATTAACTGGTTATGGAAATACAGGTGGAACAAAAGGGAGTACAAATGTAGGTGCTGGTGGAGGAGGAGCAGGGGCAGTTGGTGGTAATGGGTCTGGTAGCAATGCAGGGAATGGAGGAGCTGGTAAAGCAGATGATATAACAGGTTCGTCAGTAATATATGGCGGAGGTGGTGGTGGCGGTAAAGACCATACCGCAGGAACTCAAGGTATTGGAGGTACAGGCGGTGGTGGAAACGGTGGACATGGAGGAGGAGGGGCAGCTCCGGGGTATAATGGAACAGATGGATTAGGTGGCGGAGGTGGAGGTGGTTCAAGTAATCCGGGAGATGGTGGCTCTGGTGGCTCTGGTATAGTAATTATAAGGTATAAATTCCAATAACAAAAGGAGGGGCAATGGCTCATTTTGCAGAAGTAGACGAAAACAATATAGTAAAGAGAGTGATTGTGGCAGAACAGGATTTTATAAATTCTGGTGCTGTTGGCGAATCCTCTAACTGGATACAGACAAGTTATAATACAAAAGGGGGGATACATTATGCTCCTAATAGCAGTGAAGCTGATGGAGGTATTGCCTTGAGAAAGAATTATGCAGGGATTGGCTTTACATACGATAGTGATAGGGATGCTTTTTATGCATCACAACCCTATCCATCATGGACATTGAATGAAGATAGTTGTTTGTGGGAATCTCCAGTACCTTATCCAGACGATGATGAAATGTATGCATGGGATGAAGAAAATCAAGGTTGGGGCTTAATTGACATGTGAGATACCTTCTTTAAGTTTTACATTAAAAACTTTATCAGCTTCTTCTGAAAGACCTTCAATATGGGTAACTATAATGAATTGGATATTAAGTTTTTGACTTAGTTCCTTGAGCAACAAACTTGCTCTTGGAATTAAGTCTTTACTTAACCATTTAAATGGCTCATCTAATATTATTGTGTTCCTACTTTTTGGAGTTTGCAAAGTCCATAAAGCTATTCTAAGAGCAAATGAAGCAGTATCAACTACACCGCCTCCAGTACCATTTAAAGGATTTATAGTTTCCCCATCCTTCTCAAAAACTAGCTCACATTCAGTTTTATTCCTCTTAATCACAAACTCTATCTTGAATTTATAAGGATTATCAAAGATAGTCTCCAAAGCTGTTGATACAATATCCGAGATATGTATCTCTAATTGGGATTGTGTATCTTTAGCTACCTTTTGAATTATAACTTGTGCTCGTTCTGAATGTTTTATTGCTCTTGTGAGAGTTTTTCGTGATAATATAGCTGAAGATAAATTATTCTGTACCTCTTTAAACTGTCCTTTTTTTTGGTCTATATGTGACCTGAAATTCCTGATCTTGTAAGAATCATCACCCATCCATGTCATCTTTATTTAAAATGTTATTTATTTTTAGGATATTTTTTTCTATCTTCTTCTCTAAATTACTGGCTTTTTCTTCAAACTCTTTTAGTTTTTCCAACCCTTCTTCAAGGTTATTACATGAGAATTGTTCTTTTAAGTAATCATAACATTGGTCTTTTTGTCCTTCAAGTTTTATTTTTTTAGTCTTATTAGATTCTATTCTACTTTTCAAATCTGCAAGGTCATTAGCTATATTCATTTAATCTCCTTTTCTATTCCCACCAAAGTAATGAAAGCATACCTAATGGGAACAACACTATACAAAATGTTATTATCACTATCCGTCTTAACATAATACTATCTCCTCTCCTCATGTTAAACTCTCCCATATTTTAGTTTTTGTCAGCTTCCCTGTGTTATTCTTATGCAAGAATTCTTTTAAATTTTCTTCAAAATTAAATCCAATTTCCTGATGATTCTTTAATCTACTCACAAAACTTTCTACTCTTTTATCTCTTTGTCCCTTCACTTCTATATGTTCTCTGCTTATCACATCTTTTCCAATTGGCAAGTACACTCTATCTACTGTGTTGTCTTCAGCATACCAAAGGTAGACAGAGGGCTTATGGTCAATCTGATTAGCTGACATTCTAGTAAGAGAGCCACAATTTACTAACCATCTCCCTTCATATTCAACACTAAACGATTGATGATTATCCCCTGTAACTATTAAATCATAACAAGGATATTTTTCTAGATACCACTTAGCAGAGTGAGCTTCTTGGTCATGCCATAACTTCTCTTTCTGTGACTTAATAACCATTTTATGTACAAGAGCTATTTTACTTAACGCTTTTTCTTTTGGTTTTTGAGTTATAGTATCCGAATAATGAAATGGGAATATGACTGCTCCTTCAATACGAGTAGGCTTATTGATCACTTCAAAATTATTCATTGACTTATTCAATACTCCCACTCCAGCTTCTTCCCACTTATCCAATCTGTGGTTAGGAAGGTCATGTTGTCCGCATACAGTTATGATAGGAGAATAACAGAAATTTATGTCCATAAACCAATTCAATAATTTGTCACCCCACATTGGTTTGTGTCCGAAGTCTCCTGCAACAAGGATAGGGCAATTGTATTCATTAGACAAATTAAGAACATATGTAATTTTCTTTTTTTGTGCTTCCATGTAATCATCTGTTCTACAAATTGGTCTGTCACCTCTAATATGCCAATCTGAGGACAGGATACAAGTAGGAGTTTTATCAGGCACACTACTCCCTCCCACATAAGGGACATATATTTGGCATAAGTTTATCGAATGTTTCTTGGTCTTTCTCTAATAACAAACTCTGTTTTTCAAGAGAATCCTCACAATCCTCAAGTTTTCTTAACAGATTATAAAGGTTTCTAGTCTTAGTTCCAAAGTCCAAGATTTTATCAATGCCCTTTTCAATTTTTATCACCTGCTTATTTGTATCACTTAAAGCAGGTAATTCTCCTAAGACTTCTTCACAATTTTCTATTCCTGCTAATATCTCAGAAAGTGTTTCAAAATCATTCTTTACACTCCTCAGTTCTTCATCCAAAGATTCTAATTCATTTAATGTTTTTTCAGCTTTCTCCAAGTATTGGAATGCTTTTGACCTCTCTAGCAACCCTCTCTCAAGGTCATTTACCGCTTGTAGTTGTTGCCTTTCTTTGCGTAAAGTACTATTAATATTAGTGATCCCCAAATCAATTTGGTCTAGGTGAACAATTCGATTAAGGTACTTAGCAACTTCTCCTCCTGACATAGCAAGTAAAAAAGGAGAATCAAACTGGCTTGCCATATTTAATGAAGAGAAATTCAACAAATCTTTTATGGCTGTTGGCACATCCCTATTAAACGCAGAATACTCTTCTTCATTAACTTCATATGTATTCTTGTTTTTTGATTTACATCGTTTTATTGTTATTTTCATAATTATTTAAGAACCACCCACTCCTTCTCAGGAAACTTTTTAGTCGGAATATAAATGATAGCATCGTCTGTTTCTATTTTTAAAGTTGCTCTACTAGCAGAAATAATTTTTCCATCAACACTCCCACCTTCATGATGTAATCTCACTCTTGCTCCTATACCTATGACTAGAGAACTCTTAAATTTTCTCCATGCAAATTCATTAAATAAAAAGGATTTCAAAGCAATTACTATGTAACCAACAACCATTAATTGGAAAAGAGCAAACAAAAGCTCCCATTTCAGACCACCATGTACCATAGCTTTTATCACATTTGATGTTTCATCCATCTCTCCCTCTCCACTTCCCATTCAGATTGCCATTCAACCAGTATGTCAAGTACTTGTCTTTTTATTATCATCTGATGTCTTGGAACAAACTGTTCTATAGGCATATCTAATTCAAATATTTTATCTGCAACATGTTTTGCAGGTGTTATCATAAATTACTCCTCGATAATTATTTTAACTTTAGTATCTCCTCCCCAATTACTTTTAAAAGCTTCCCCATTAGGTTTGTTGTTTACCACCCAATTTAAAGCTCTTAAAATAGCAGACTTTCCACTATCACTTTGTCCTATAATGATATTTATACCCTCATCAAATTCAAGCTCAGTCTTCTCATGACTTTGAAAGTTCTGTATGGATAGAGAATCAATCATTGATAATCTCCTCCCTATCCATACATTGTAGAAAGTTATTCAATCTTGTTACGGCATAAGGTTCTAAGTATAAAGTGTCTTTTACAAGACCAAACTTAAAGTACTTGAAATCGCTTGCACGAAAGAAGATATAATCATCCTTCTTTCCATACAATTTAAAAATGATTACAACAGGTTTAATGATAGAAAGATTATACATCTTTTCTAATTCTTCATTATACCATTTAAAAGGAAGAAAAGTATTAGTTAATAAATTATTGAAAGTAATAGTTTTAACACTTTTACAATCAATCCATATTCCCAGTTTATCAGGATTAGGAAGAAATGTTATATCTCCAACAAAAGAAGTTTCTCCCCTTCTTGTTATCGTAGACTTTGCACCACTCCCTGCCGTCCTCCAAAAGAAATCGTGGTTTTTCTTAGGAACTTGTTCTTGTGGGTTCATATCCCTATACCAGTTACTCAGTATTCTGGATATTTTTATCTCATACAAATTTCCTTTTTTCTTTTGGTTTCCTTGTTTCATTCCTTACCTTTTAATGTGTTAAAACTTATCTTATTTTATCCCATTGTTTTTCAATCTTATGACCAATACCAACAAAGCCAAACCCTGCTGCTACTGTTACAACTATCTTCGCTAATTCGACATGACCTAAACTGGTCAATATCGCACTAACCCCTGCCAATCCTGCTGCTATCCATGTTTTATAACCTTTCATCATCTTTACTACCTCCTATTAAAATTCAAAATTACTTAACAGCTATCCATCCTGCAAAATTCATCCATCTCCAGAAACAATCTATCTGTGTGAAACCGCTTGTCCTCAACATTTCCTCATTCCATTTTGCGGTAACTGGAACAAGAACTCCTTCTAAAGAAAGTCTTTTTCTTGAAATCTGCTCTTCTGAGTAACCATTATCCTTTTTCATCTTGTAATACACATCTTTGAAATTTCTGTCAAGGTCTGCGGAATTCCCTATAACTTTTTCCACAAGTATGAAACAACCACCTTCCTGAAGAGTGTCATATACATTCTTTAAAATCTGTAATCTGTATTCAATAGGAGTAAACTGTATTGTAAGAACAGACAATATAACAGAAGTAAACATTTGCGGTGAAGGGAAGTTGTTTCTTAGGTCTATGTTATGAACAGACACATTCTTATGTTTTTTAAACCGTTTCTCCGCAACTTCTAACATTGGAACTGACATATCACAACAAATAAAATCATTTGATGCGAACTCCTCGACCAATGGAGCTATAGCTTCTCCTCTAGAACAACCCAAATCCATGACACAAGTTTCCTTTTTCATGTATTTCTTAATCAAGTCATTCACAGATGCCCTCATAAGTTCGTATTCAGGAATAGACCTTTTCAACATATCATCAAAAGCATTAGTCACATCCTGATTGAAACCCCATCTTCCGTCTGGATTTACCATGTCAACACAGTAATTAGTATCAATACCACTCATAACCTAATTTCCTCCCTATGGTTTCAATAACTGGAATTGTAACAGTTCTACCACATCTCTCCCATCGTTCTGAATTAGATACCAATGTACCGTCATCATAATACTTTGTGAAATCATCTGGAAGTCCTTGCAATCTTTCACATTCTAACGGAGTGAGTTTTCGTATATCATTGTATCCGTTAGATTCAGTATACACTCCATGACGGTCTTGTACACCTACTGTATGAGCTATCTCACCGTCCTCTTTGAATCTCCTTCCTCTTTGTCTTTTATCTACTCTATCTGGAGTTAAACAGGGTTTTACAACGAAAGGTACGTTATTACCGCCAGTTCCCATATTTGCAGTAAGTGTTGGGACACCATCACCTTTATGGTCTCTGAAATAACCCCTTCTCCATTGTTTTATGAAAGTCCTAGTTCCACCACCTTTTGTGTAATGAGCGTCTAGAGTTCCTGTGTATTTATTACCTTTGTTATAAATCCCTTCCCTGCCTTTTTGTTCTTCATATCCTTTTTTACCATTCTGTCCTTCTGAGCCTCCGATAGGAAAAACTTTTGGTCTGGATTCTGTTCTAAGATTTCCAACAATGAATAACCTTTCCCTGTGTTGTGGGACTCCGAAGTTTTTGCTGTTAAGCACTTCCCATTGAACGTCATACCCAAGTTCATCCAACGAAGAGAGGATGACTGACATAGTTCTTCCGTTGTCGTGATTGAGGAGTCCTTTGACGTTCTCAAGGAGCACATAAGGGATTTTTGTAGACCGTAAGATTTTGCAGATTTCAAAAAAGAGTGTTCCTCTGGTGTCAGATGTACAGAATCCTGTTTGCTTTCCTGCAACGCTAAAAGTTGCACAAGGAAATCCTGCGGTGAGTAAATCTGCTTTAGGGATTTCTTCTCCTGTGACTTCTCTAATATCTTGCTCATTAGGATATTCTCCAAAATTACGTTTATAAATTCTTCTAGGTCTTTCTAACCACTCATTAGCCCATACACATTCATGTCCTGCTAACTCTAAACCTACTCGGAAACCACCAATTCCTGCAAACAGTTCTATGAATTTCATAAATCACCCGAACCTCCTTTTTCTTTTTGGTTTAATTTTGTCTTCTATTTCATTCCAATCTTTTTCAACCATTGTCACTAATTTTTTGTATTCTTCATTGTCATCTTCTAGGTGTTTAACCAAATCAAGCCTTTTAAATTCTACTCCATTCCAATTAATTTCCCTAGCAGTTCCGTACATATAAGTTAGCATACTCCCAATATCATCAACTCCATAATCAAATAATATATCGAATTCTGCTTCACGAAATGGTTTTGCTACCTTGTTACGATTGAGTTTGGCTTTTGTTCTGACACCATAGACTTTCTTTTTTGACTTAAATTCCTTACTTAATTTTCCTACTTGTGCTAACCATACTACTTGATGTGTATAAAAATCTAAGGCTTTTCCTCCAACACGATAATGCTTTGCTCCGAACAACCCTGCATTAATGTTCTCCCTGACTTGGCTTATACAAATCATTGTAGCATCTTTTCCTTCCATATACTCACACGCTCTAGGGAAGAGAGTACTTGAGAAATATTTTTGTTTTTCCATTCCATAACTACCATCTTGATCTTTGTCCTTTTTTATTGATTCTTCTGCTCTTTTTTTGCTTGCAGTAGAACTCATGGCATCTATAGAATCTATTACATAAAGTAAAAATTCACCTTTGTTTAAATTTTTAACTCTCTTCAAGTAATCTCTTCCCAAAGTTTCTGCTGTATCAAATCTTACCCATTCAATGTTTTTAACGAAATCTTCTCCGTACATTTCTTCAATGGGAAAATCCATGACACCTTCCACATTATTGTAAACTATTGTAACCTTTTTTACGGAAGGAAATAAATCTGTTGTCTTTTTATTAAGGTTATAATAAACTTGAGCACAAGCTTCAAGAGCAAGGAGGGTTTTACCACTACTGCCATCACCTACTAGGTTGATTATGCGACCTCTTGCATAACCACCGTCCTTTCCCTTTCCACTCATCGCTAAATTGAGTAATACAGAGCCTGTGTCAATAAACTCCACCCTACTTTTTTTCTTACTAACTACCTTTTCATTTTTTGTTTTTACCATTTTTTCCCTTCACACTCTCTTGGATATGCTCTCTAATAGCTTTCTTCTCTTCTGGTGTTTTAGGTTCGGCATTTAAACCATTTATCAAAAGAGTAGTAAGATTCTCTAATGAAGTTTTCTTCTGAGACAACGCATTCACACTAGCTCTAGCATTACTTATTTCAAAATTTAAATCTATTATGGCTTGGTCACTTTCCAAAGCTCTTCCCAATCCTGCATCACTAATAAATTTCCCCATTGTTCGTTTATAATCAGCAGTAATTTCTCTAGCTCGTACACTCTTTAAAGAATCTCTTTTATGAATCAGTTCAGATACCCTTAAAGAATTTTCTAAGAACATTACTGGTTGGACATTCCATTCATATTGAAGATTGTTTTCATTAATGACAGTTTCATCTATTGCTTTTTCTTTATCCCATTTTTCCATTTTCATTCCCACATTTAAGTTAATGATTGATTTAAGATTTTATGTTCTTTTCTACAAGCTCTTTTTACTTTAGTATTACACTCACCACATTCATCTTCTTCTTTGTAATCCTCACCAAATTCAAACCCTTCTGGACAATCATCTTCAGAAAGGTCTATCTCTGGTAGCTCATCTTCAATAGGAATGTCAACTAATTTTACTGGTTCAGAACTACCTGAACTTTCCTCTTCCTTTGTTTTTGTAACTCCTGTGAACTCAGCTTTAATAGTATCATAATCTGCGTAATTGAGCACACTTTCAAATGGGATCAAATTTTCCAACATTTCTTCTGTGAAATCCTTCTTTCCCAATGGTGTTGAAGGGTGGTCTAGTGATACTGATTTGTACCTAGTATTCCGTACACCTAACCCTTTTCTTACTATAATAACATCAAATCCTTTATGAATGTCAGTTATATCTACCATCTCTCTTGTACGTCTGTTAAGGCATAAACTGATTAAAGGATCACCGACACTTGAAGTGGGAGAATCGTATAATTTAATTCCGTCTTCTTCTTTATCCCTATCAAGAACAAAGAACAAGGTTCTACTGGCAGGTCTTAGACCTTTAGCTTCTTCTTCTCTTCCTGCTTGAGACAATTTGCTTGACTCTTCACATATTGGACAACTCTCACCTTTCATTCTACTCAAACACAGGAAAGCACTTTTATCTGCTCCTATATTGTAATGAACAAATATGTCCATAGCGAAATCATGGTCTTGATCATAAGCAGGGAGAACTCTTATAAAATTATCCCCTTCTACTGTTTTATAACTTTTAAGGTCATCACTTTTAGTCAAATACCATGTACCCTTGCTTTGTCCTGCATTTTCAATTCTTTCTTTCAGTCTGTTAGCATTAAAATTACTTTTTGTTTTTACCATTTTGTCTTCCTTTCTTTTTAGAATTTATTTTTCAATTTGATAAGAGTAAAGCTTACTATTCATTTTTCTTCCATTTTCCAAACAATTCTTTATCTCAATCCTCGTTTTTGATTCCAATGAATTGGTGAATGAATAGAACGGCACTAAAATTTGTGTTGCTTTTGGTAAGGATATTTTATCAATAAATTCTCCTGTTTCTGTATGAGTTCTTACCACTTTTGTTTTCATTTTTCTCCTTTCGTTTAATAAATTATATAATATATTATACAGGAAACTCCAAAGAAAGTCAAGCTAATTTTTGTTGTTTACGACATTTTTTTTCTAGCTTTAATTCCTTCTGTTCGTACCAATTCTTTCCGATACAGCACTCTATTTCAAGGTTCACATTTACAAAATCAAAATCCCAATTAGTCATTATTTTCTTTATTCGTTTGTATGTCCTTAGAATATTGTCTTTATGCACATATAAAGTTATATCATCGTGAATTATCAACGGAATTTTATACCCCTCTCTAGAGGCTTCAATCATTGAAAGTAGGCATAGATCACTGGCGAGACTCTGAACAGGTGTGTTTATCATTTGGTTGTAATCAAGAGGAGCATGTCTTTTCCTTCCTAACAAGCTCTCAACATAATGATGCCTATTATAAAATTGTTCCAATCTTTTCTGCCACCTTTTAATATTTGGATACATAGTAAACAATTCTTTTTGTGCTTTCTCAATCTTAGTTTGGTCTATTTCAAGGTTCTTTGCAATTGATTTATGCCCTGCTCCGTAAAATGATGGGAAGACAAATCCATTTTTACTATCAAATCTACTGACTTCTTTTTTAGATATGATTGACAATCTATCAGCCCAAAACTGGTGCATATCATAGTTATCATTAATTTGTCTTATAAGTTCTTTGTCCTTACTTTCCATTGCCATACACCTAACTTCTGCACCTGAGTAATCGAATGACATCAGATAATGGTCTTCTGGAACGACAAACATTTCCCTGATAAAAGCATCCTCTCGTTTAGGTATGTTTTGTAAATTTGGAGACTGACTTGAAAGTCTCCCTGTTTCTGTAAAGGTTAAATTGTAAGTGGTATGAACTAATCCATCATCATGAATATTCTCCTCAAATCCTTCTAGATAAGTTGAGAGTAATTTACTTGCTTTCCTATATTCTAATAGGCTTTTACAAAAAGGAACATCTTTATATCCTTGTAACACTTCCGCATCACAACTCTCTGCTCCTGTTGCTGTTTTTTTGAAACCATTCAATTTCAAATCGCCAAACATTATTTTACTTATTTGTTGGGAAGAATTCAAATTAATTTTTTTATCGTGTTTCTTTTCAAAATTCTTCACTTCATCTAAATTTCTTAGAGTAACTTCAGAAGTTTTTTTTTGAGATCGTACTTTTATTTTGTTCTTTTTAAGGGTACTTTTATTTACAATAACTCCTTCCATTTCGGATTTAAGAGTGGCATCTGCCCCTTCAAGGAGTATCTTATACACAGACCAATCTTTTTCATCAAGGAGTGCTGAGAGCTTTTCAAACAATTTAAATGTTAATTTAGCGTCTAGACCATTGTACTTATGAAGAAGTTCTTCAGGACATAGAGACATATCACTTTTGTATTTGTCAGCTTCTTTTATTTTCTCTAGACCAAAGTTGACAAAGGATAGATGGTCTAGACTATGCGTACCTCTTGTCTCATTCAGTATATAAGCAAGATATTGAGTATCAATTATGTTATTTTGAATATCTGCATTAAGTCTTTCAAGTGACCATAATTTTTCAAACTTGTAGTTGTGAAATATCTTTGTCATAAGTCCAGAATTAGATTCAAGTAGGAGTTTCAATTCCTGTTTTATCAAATCAGTCTGATTGGTTTCCCAATAATTCTCAACCATGAATGTATAAGATTTATCATCGGACAAAGCTATTCCACAGCTAATTATGTAGTTACCATCATTGTATGGTTTTAATCCCTTAGTCTCCCAATCTAGTGCAAAAGGTTTTTCTTCTTTCCTTACATACTTCAAAAAATCTGTGATGTCTACTGGATTATTTAACACTTCATTATTCTCTGCATAATCCTCATGGAATATTAACCGTTGCTCTAGTACCCTTCTAGCGAACTTTAAATCTCTTTCAAACACAGGTTCTAAGTGCCTTATTTGTGATTGGTCTGTACTAAAAGTAACCACAACATTACAATTACGTTCTTTTAAAGGAATGACATTGTTCCTTAATTTATTGACTCCACCTGATTTTCCTAAGATAGCTTTGCAACTAGCACCACCCATAAGTACTATAAGTTTAGGATTCATGTTCCTGAGTTCAGCATCTAAGATTTCTTTACATGTTTTAATAGACTTGTCTGAAATCTTAGATGCATTACATTTAAGAACACTTGTGAAATAAATCTCATCTTGAGAAAACCCTGCCCTGAGAAATCTTCTAGATAACCTTTTGATATTGACAGGCTGTTCTTCAATTACGACTACATCAGGATTAGGTTCTCCCACACCAGTAAGACTTTCAGGTTTTCCTCTTTTACATTTTTCACAATTTTTATTCATTTTTATTCCTCTTTTATAGATTCTATACCATTCTTTTTAATTTTGTCTAGCAAGAGTATTGGACTTGGTTCTCTGAATTCATTGCCACTATAACCATCCATATACCCTCTGAAAGCGTTTATCTCTGGAAGTGTAAATGGTGGAAGACATTGTCTACCATTCTCCTTGTGTTGTTTCCCAAGTATATAATTATATTCGTAAACAGTCATCTTCATACACTCCTTCCATTTTTATTCTGCGTTCTTTGTTTTTTTCTGGTTTCTTTTCTTTTTTGTTAGTTGGCACTTCAGTCATGTGGAAAGCACCATTCATATCCGTTACAAAAGCCATCTTATGGTGTAAATCCAACCCTACTACTATCCCACAGCCTGTTACTATTCTCCAATTATTACTTATCATCTGAGTCAGTTTTCCAAACCGCATCCAATTGTGATCAATTTCTGAATAAGATTGACCAGTATGAAATAATAAAACAGGATATTGGGCATCAGAACTTTCACATGTGAATGAGAAACCCAATCTGGTGAGTACGACATCTTCATTCAATTCTTTTATTATAGCGTCAATCGTTGTTGGATGAGTCATGCTCTGATTATTTAATGGTTTATCAGCAAATACTTTAGTCATCATTCCTAAAAACATTGTTAATGATACTCCAACCAAAACCATGCTTGCAATCTTTTTACTTATCATTATGTTCTTCTCCCTCTACTTGTATTTTAGAATTTCTATAACGCTTCCCTTTTACTGTCTCTTCTATGAAGTAAACACCATTACAATTCCTGATAAACTCATGATCTAACCTTGCCAATATTACTCTCATGTAACAGACTTTATTAGCAAGTGCTTTGTAAGTTATATCACATTCAAAATACTCAGAAAGATGCCTCATTATATCGTATGAACTAGCTCCCTCAGTTTTTTTTAAATATCTGTAAACTATGTCACATTTAGTATGCCTTTTAAAAGGCTGTGTCAATCTTTTATTCCTGTACTTCACTTTTTTTGGTTTTATATGAACTTTCTTCTTTTTCTTGTACTCACTTACTCTAGGTCTATAACCTGCTCCAACTCCTTTAGTGAATTCCCTGCATTTTGAATGGTATGCCAAAGAATCTACCCTGCAAAGTTGGCAATCCTTACTATCCTTGTTCCAGAGCTTTCCAAATTCTTCGCATTTGATTATCACTCCCAAAGATTTAGCAATTTTCCTACCATACTTTTCGATTATTTTATCATCAAATCTAGGCATTTGTTTTCCTTACCATAGCGTCCTCATGTATCTTTCTTAATTTAGGATTGTTCATCCACCTTCTAGAATTTGGATCACATTTGTTATGTCTGTACAAACCTTTCCCTATGTAAACTACTTTGTCATCCACAGATTTAGATATTTTTTTGTCTGCAACACCTTCAGCTTTCAATTTCTCAAACCTAAACCTCTCAAGTATTGGTTTAGCACAAACAAAACATCTAAAGTCCTTTTTCATGATTTTCTTTTTCTTGCCCATAAACTCTCCTATTTAATATTTGAACAACAATTTGAGAAGTGTCCAACAGTAGAAATTTATAGCTAACCATATCAATAGCCAACAAAACATTCTCCTTTTAATCTTGTTTCTTGAAATGATACTACAAAACAATAAATAATTATAGCAGAATTTAATTGTCACGAAAACAGCAAATATTGATACTACCCACATAAGTATTTCCATTTTATTCCTTTCTTAAATCAACTAACCATACCTCTTTTGTTGGAGTGTAATTCACTACTTCAAAAATTATATCTGATTCCTTTACAGAACTTTTTCTGTCTATACTTCCACCTCCGAATATAAAAAACAATGATGCCATGAACAAAATCCAACCCAAAAAAGCTAAGATAATGATTCTTACTCTATTCACTTTCAACCCCCTTAACTATAAATTGTGTCTTACTTAGATACCCAATCTTATCCTTTGCCCATCTAAAAGGATTAGCATCATTAGAACATTTAACTCCATACCATCTTATAAACTTCCTAGTACGAGGATTGAAATGCCTGTCAATAGCATAGATATACCCTTCTCCCCATTCTGTAACAACTGTAACACAAGGTTTGACTTCGATTATCATGATTAACTCCTTTCAATAAGTTGCGATAGTTCTCCCTTAGAATAATTATCAGGGTCTGTATTAGGCTTGAGGATTAAGATTTTCACTTCTGCTTTGACTAACGGTTTGATGTTCTTAGATATTTTTATAGCATCACTCATAGCTTCTCCATCAAGTGCTATCCAGATTGTCTTCTTTATATCGAGTGAGCATAGCAACTCCATTTGTTCTATTGATATGTCTTTTCCGAATACTCCCACAGCTTTTCCTTTTCCAAATCTTATGACATCAAACACTCCCTCACACAATACCAGACTATCTTGTCCTTTCTGAACGTAATCATAACCATATAACAACTGTCTCATAGGAATTACTGCATTATCATTACTGCAATTTTTATATTTGTTCTTTTCATTTATCACAGTTCTTCCTAAGTAATTAACTAATCTATTTTCATAGGTTATTGGAAATAATAACCTCATACTGAAATCCCCAACAACTACTGCTTTTACTCCCCATTCCATTAACTCTTTTGTCTCATAATTCCTGTGCTTTATAAATCTCAAAAATACAGAATCTAAAGCAAGGTCTGGACTGAGTTCATTAAGATAATGTGTACAAGGTATACGCAATTTCTCTTTTTTAAGTCGTTCATCCCACTCTTCTACTGTTTCTTTTTCTGATAAAATATCCTTAACTTTGTCCTGAAAATTAAAACGATTTACAGGTTCTTCATCGCATATGTCTTTAATTCTATTAATCGCTTGGTGTTTATCAATCCCTTCTATTAACATTACCAGACCAATGATATTACCCTGTTGCTCACATTTCCAACAGTTATACACTATGGTCTCTACTAATATTCCTAAATGGAAATTGTCATCACCACAAGATGGACAACAAATACCTATACTCCCATTACCTATGTTCTCTCCTTCTTCTTTAAAGAATACATCCTGAGAAGTTAAGTACTTCCTGACATCAAATTTTTCTAGTTTAAATAATCCTTTCATTGAACTCTTTCCCATAAAGGTTAGTTTTTATAAAAGACTATACAATCTACTAAAGACTACATTATATCAGAAATTGAAAGCATTGTCAAATGGAAAATTGTCAATCTTCATCAAAATCTATGATTTCAGAATCTTCCATACAAAATGCTCCAACTTGTAATGCCTGTGTCATGAGAATACTCCAGTACTTTTGTCCTTCTCTCACTTTAGCACCAAACAATCTCATAGTTGAATTATTTCTCTCTTCCTCTGTTTGGTTAAGAGTTACTACCACATCTGCTATTTTAGCTTTCCCTATACTACCTGATGTTTGTCTTAAACCCACTCTTCTAGCGTCAATAGCATCTCTTGTACCTTGTGTAGCACTCACTACACTAATATTTCTTTCCTTAGCCAACCCTCTTAAACTTGTAAAGACATCATCAATTTCATGAATCTTTTCTTTATACTTCTTATCAGATGCTAACAAATCTGCATAGTCAACAAAAATTATATCTGGAGCAAATCCACTTATTTCTAATTGATTTAAATGTGCATGCATAGCACCAACAGAATATTTTCCTTCAATACATTCTTTTATAATTACTTTACCATTTCTACGTCTATAAAACTTTTTTGAATCTTTAAACACTTCTGAGTCTGTGCAGAGAATTTCGTTCTTCCTAAAATCATGTGATGTTCCATCAGAAAATGTTACCAACAACTCTTCATCTGAATCATCATATTCTTTTTTCATTCCTGAGATAGCCATTCCTAATCTCTTCATATAGTTCTTGGTAGTCATCTCAAGCGAGTATATGACTATGTTCTTCCCTTGAAGTAGTGCAGACCTAGCACCATCAACTAAAGCCCATGATTTACCTACATTAGTAGCACCTAACCAGAGAAACAGTTCTGATCTGCAATAACCTTTTAATTTTTTGTCAAGTGTATTTATTCCTGTTTTGCAAACAACATCTATGTCATCTTCGCCTGTGTACACAAAATCCCAAAAATCTTCTCCTACATCATAAACATTTAACTCAGTATTAAATGCTTCCAGAACTGTCTGTTTTATTTCTCTATACTTTTTCTCTTTAATAAGGTCTGCTGATTTTAAAATTGCTCCTGTTAATTGTTGGTACTGAATCCACTCAATCAATTGTGATACAACATACTTCTTATTTGTATCCAAACCCTTTATCTTTTTTAGGTATAATCTATAGAGTTTAGTTTCCTTTGACCGTTCATCTGACAACTTAATGTAATCTCTAAAATCATCTTTTGGGGAATCACTAAATTCGTCATAATAACTATATATCATAGAACATAAATCTTTACGAATTCTCCCATCAAACAAATCGGTAGAAATATTAGTTCTACATAATATTAAGAAGTTCTTATCTTGAAGTAGAAGTTTTATGATACTGTCTTGAATGTATTCAGTTGTTTTTTCCAATTATTTTTCCTCACTTTTTTCTTTTTCCCAATTTTCTCTGAAATTTCTTATTTTGTCTCTCAGTTCTCTTAAATCTAGATATTTATTTTTTTCTTCTACTACCATTCTAACGCTATTATCAAACAAGTGTTTATTTATTTCCTCAAGATACCAATCGAATTTTTCTTTTTCTTTAACTTGTTGTATTTTTACTTCATTTGGAACTTCTTTGGTTCTTATTTGTAACAATGGATTTTTGACCCAAAAGTTTTCCCAAACTTCAATGGCATTCTCAGTAAGCAATTGATTAGGACTTGGGAAATTCTTCCAGTAATACTTATGTTTACTCATTTCATCTGCACTAAAAAACACATTCCTGTAATAACACTTAACTAAATTTTTAAATGTCTTAACCCTGTTTGGAGTTTGTTTGTCCCATTCCAATAGGAAAGTGGTGAGTGCTACGAAGAACTTATGCTTACTGCCATTGATTAGGTTCTCTTTGTGAGTAGTATGAGTAGCTTTCCCATAATCCCTGTTCAACATAGCAATGTAAGATTTCTTTACTTGTCCCAATTTCTCCGAGTATGGTGTCCCATCTCTCATTTTTCCAATGTACTCATAATTATATTTATCACAGGGTTTATCATTGGAATTAGATGATGCTTTAGCATCTCCTACTGAGCTTTGCGAAGTAGGATTAGATTTTCCCATCTCATTATTTGATTCTCTTAATTGATTCTCTTTAACACAGCCACTATGATGTCTATCTAGAGAGCCACTATGATGTCTATCTAGAGAGCCACTATGATGTCTATCTGAATCCATCCATTCGTGATACAAAAAGTAATAAATATTAGACTGACCTTGTCCTCTTCTATGGGACATGAGTAGCTTTTCTTCAATAAGCTTGTTCAATGACTTTTTAACACTATTTTCTGACATACCCACCTTTTCGGCTAATGTATCTTGTCTTGGGAAACAAGTACCATTCTTACCTGCAAATTGGCATAATCTAGCATAAACAAGTTTGTCTGTACTATTCAACTCATTTCTCTCTAATAACCAATTCGGTAGAAAACTTCCTGTAAACATCATGTAAGGATTAATTATTTTCATTATATCACCTCCCCACCTTCTGTATTCTTTATCGTGAGATATACTGTTTCCCAAATCCAATTTAAATTATCATCAAATAATACTTTTTCTTTTTTTTCTTGCTCGATTGTATACCTATTAATTTTATTTGATATACAAAAAGAGATACATGATTTCTCATTTTCAAAGGGTTCATTACATAAATATTCTTCCACTTCTTCTTTTCCTAACCATACTGTGGTTTTTATAGGATAGTATGATGTCCTAGTCGAAGGTAATTTACTAAGTTTTTCCCACATTGATTTATTGCATTTTGTATCTAAATGGGTCGAGTCCGATATCTTCTTCTCCATAGTCGTTGTACTTGTCCTTAATTTCTTCCTCTCGTCTTTCGTCATTATTTTTGTCTTCCTTTCTCCTATACCATATGTTTTTTTCACTTTCGTTATCACAATCCTGACATAAAGGAAAAATATTAGTTTTATAAGTTTTCACATCTCTTCCACAAGATTCACAAATCTTTAATATTTTCTTTTCCTTTTCTTTCTTCTTCATCACAGTCCTTTGATTAAATGTTATAAATTTAAAGGCTCATTATACCAAATGAGCATACACTTGTCAAGTTAAATCTCGACATTACTTCAACATTTCTTTAAAAAATGTGTCCGCTTTCTTCTTTCCATCTATTATCTGATTGAAAACATTCATCTTAGGGTCTAATATATCAGTCATAATTTCTTCATCAATGCTGTCTCTTCCTAAAAAGTAGTACACATTTACTGAATCTTTCTGACCTATTCTGTGTGCTCTATCTTCAGCTTGAAGGAATTCATTTGGTATGTAATCAATCTCTAGGAAACAGACTGTTGAAGAAGCAGTTAATGTTATTCCTGTTCCTGCTGACATCATGTTCCCAATAAACATTTTCACATTCTTATCGGCTTGAAACTTCTCTACTATCTTTGCTCTTTCAGTAGTTGGAGTGTCACCATCAATAACAACTGATATTTTATCAAAATGTTTTAATAAGGTACTAATAGTTTTTTTGTGAATAGTGAAGAGTATGATTTTCTCATTAATGTTATCATTTAAGAAATCCTGTAACCAACTTATGATTCCTTTCATTTTACCATCAATGGTCAATCTTCTGAGAACACCTTTCTTAACCACTCCTTCTGCTTTACTAGCGTTCTTAGCTTTTTCTATACCATGTTTTTTAAGTGTGTAAGTTAAGAAATCCTTTTTGGCTTTGTCGTATTCACTTTTATTAGTTAATTCAATAGGGACTGTTGTTCTGATTTTATTAGGCAAATCTTTTAGAACATCCTTCTTCAGTCTCCTAATCATTATCCCTTCTAATAATAAATTAAGTTCTTCTACTCTTGATGCACCAGTAAAGTCCCATCCAAATTTGTTGTGCTTTGCATCACAGTACTTGTGAGCATACTTCCACCATGAGGGAAACATAATAGGATTAATTAATTGTAGCATATTAAAAAATTCTATCGGTCTTGATTTAATTGGTGTCCCTGATAACCCAAGTATGTGATCTCTATTCTCACATATTAATTTGATAGCTTTAGTTCTTTTAGTTTTGTTTTCTTTAATGTAGTGGAATTCATCTAATATAATAACTTCTGGATTGAAATCAATGATATCATTTCCTCTATGAGTAACAATATCATAATTTACTATCATGTAATCCACATTGGTTGGTATATCTTCTGACTTTCTTCCATTAAGGATGAAGGTTTTTTTCTTTTTCTTTAACCAGAATTTTATTTCCTTCTCCCAATTGTACTTGACTGACGCAGGACATATGACTAATACACGCTTACCCTGTTGAGCACACCAAGCTAATGATTGTACTGTTTTTCCTAGTCCCATTTCGTCACAGCATACCCCCCTTCCTTTATTAGAAAGAAAGAACTTTACACCTTCCTCTTGAAATGCGAATAGCTTGTGGTTTAATCCACTAATCTCTGGTTCTTCCATTGTATCAGATGTATCATAAAGTTTTTCAATAGCTTTTCCAGACCACCTAAATCCACTAAGAGTCTGTAGAATCCCTGCATTGATTGGTGTGTTTGGGATAATTATTTTATTATTTCTTGGCTGTGTTAATTCCTCTATAAACCTAAGATTTTCGTAGGTTTGTTTAGGAAATTTTTTAACACATCTTAATATGAAATAATTGTAGTTTGTTGAGTATGTCACTTTCATAAGTTTTTTTCCATTACATATTATACTACAAATCGCATTTGATGTCAAGGAAATTTATAGTATTTTAGTACAAAGTTATTTTTTATGCAGGAATAAATTAAAAAATTGTGTCTGAACAATCATGAAAAACGAAAAAATCCCACCGACATTTTTCGTCTTCTCTAGGGACAAGTCCCCCACTCTCTTCCCCATTGCAATTGAGTCTCAATCTCAATTAGGATATTCTCCCACTTATTGCAATTGAGTCTCAATCTCAATAGTCCGTTTCGTTTACTTTTATAAACATTTAATTTCTTAAACATAAGCAATTCTCATGCCAAACTTAAAATAAAAATAAATTAAATTTTGTCGCAATTCTCATGCCAAACTTAAAATAAAAATAAATTAAATTTTGTC